GATAATCTGCTTCATCGATAATGATAACTTTCTTGCCGCCACCGAGAGACATTGAACTTGCATAGTTCTTGATCTTGACTCGGAAAGTGTCGATACCCGACTCATCCGAACCGTTGATCATCAAATAGTCGCAACCAATCTCATCACACAGCGCACGAGCAACGGTGGTCTTGCCTGTACCTGGTCCGCCGCAGAGAAGGAGATGGGGAATCTCCTTGCGATCTACATACGACTGAAAAGTATTTTTGTATTCCTCTGGAAGAATACAATCGGCAATAGTATGAGGACGATATTTTTCAACAAACAACACTTCATTCATAGTAAATTCTCATAATAAAAGGTTGGGACGGAGGAGGTGAACCCTCACAGCGGCAGTCTGGCGGAGTGTGCTGTCAACAAGAACAGTTGCGCCCCAATAAACTTATTTAGCCACGTTTTCGTAAATAGTTTGAAAATCGCTCTGTTCAGCGACTTCTTCCTCATAGTTACGTTTATGATATGTTTTTGCTAGTTTACGACCCAACTTCTTGGGGATTTCGCACTCGTCTTGCATCTTCTGGAGAATGTCTTTGATTAAATCACGTTCTGCTTCGACGCGAGTAAGTGAGTTTGAGATTTCTTGAAGGCATCCCAAAACCTTTGCTTTATCAAGTGCCATGATTATGCTTCCTCTGGTTCAAACTCAGAACTGGCTGATTCAATAGCGATGTAGTATGTGATAGGAATATTCTTATGTTTGAACATAGCCATACCACGACGAGATACTGAAACGTCATAAGATCCGTCGATCATTTTAAAGTTGTCAACCTTCATAACAACTTTAAACGTTGCATCGCTAGTCCCGATTTCAATCTTAGATTGATCCGATGCATCGTCTTTAACGTCTGTGGCAATAAAATTAATTGATGTGCCATCGCTCTGAAAGATGAAATTCGGCGAGCCTGATATACCTGCGCTCTTTCTCATCCACTCTAGATCTTCTTGAGAAACAGTAAACGAGCAATCTATGTTTGTCAACGATAGATTTTTTTCAGGCGGGACTGTGATAAGTTTGGGGGAACAATACTTGATATAATCAGATCGCTTCAGATTTTCAGTTGCAATTACAACTCTATCTTCTGTGAAGTCAAGAACTGGACCTTTGTATAGCGAAACCTTTGCCAAAAATTTATTCAAGTCATATATTGCGAACTCTTTTGGAAAGTTCTCTTGAATAGTTACCTCAGCAAAAATAGTCTTCAATCCCGAAATCGTCTTTAAAACATTTCCTTGCTTAAACAGCAAACTTTGGTTTATGCTGGAAAAGTTTTTCAAAATATTAATCGTCTCATCAGAAAGTTTCATAATTTAGAACCTCATTTGCTTCAACATGATTATTATATAACGAATCAACCAGTTTATCAACCCTAATTTCTAATTCATCTAATGCGCAATTATTGTCCATCACAATATCATAGTCACCACCAATCCAAGCCCACTCTGAATAATGAACTTCTGGATATGCGTTGCGCATTACTTCTTGTTTGCAAACTCCCAGATTGCAGTCTCGAGCAAGATCATACCACTCAGGATTAGGACCACGACGAACACGAATAACATGTCCCCCAGAATCTCGTATAGCCTTGATCTCATTCGGAAATCTCACATCTGCAATAACATAGTTGTTCCAAGGTGCATTTTCGCATCGACGCATTACAGTATGAACCCAGAGGTCAGGATGAAATACATCACGACCTGCCTCTGTGCCCATAAGTTGGAGCGCGAGTCTTGGCGAAAATTCTCGACCAAGTTTGTTTGACCACCATTCATCTTTAGTTTCGCGCCATGCTCTTGACTCTGGAGTATCTCCTTCGAGCATAGCACGATTCCAATTAAATATGGCAGCACAAGCATCTTTGACGCTATTCGCATAACTTTCTTTGAAGAAATCGTGTTTCTCTACCAAGAGGTCTGCGACTGTGCCTTTTCCTGCCCCAATAAAGCCAACGAGTCCAACAATCATATATGATTATAGAGATCCGACGAAGTTTGCAACGGCTGGCATGTCACCAGTAAATGCATAGGTTCCAACATGATGCGTACGCATCCATGGGCAGAGCCAAATTTGACCACCCAAACGTCGCCACCACTGGCAGAACATGTAGTCTTCAGACAAGTAACGATCAGAACCGAATCCACCGTTTTCCTTGCTGTCAATTACTGTATCGAAGTAGGCATGAATGTATCGTGAACCATCAAAATTTGCCTGACCAACATGGTCTGGCTTATAACGAAGTTGCGGATATGCGTCTTTAAACTTATCAAATACTTCGCGCTTAACCATCATGAAACCAGTACCGATCTCAAGAACCTCAATAGGTTCGGCAACAGAAAACTTATCAGTTCCTGGTGCTGGATTAAACACGAAATCGCCAGCAACCTTTTCAAGATCACCTGGTTCAATATTTGGCGTCTTTTTAACTGCTTCTTTAACTGCGCCCCATTTAATGGACTTCTTTGGATAAGGTCCACCAACAACATCTTTATCTAAAGCCAAGAGAGCAACAACGTCTCTTGGATCAAAATGAATATCAGCATCTAAGAACAACAAGTGAGTAAAACCAGATCGCAGAAATTCATCAACAAGATAGTTACGTGCTCTTGTAATTAACGACTCATTAAATATAAATGAGAATCGAACTTCGATACCATACTGGGAACAAATTGTTTGTAAATCCAAACAGGACTTTACATACATACCGTGAGCCATACCACCATACATTGGTGTGGCAATGAACAATTTATTTTTGCGTAGTTCTTCTACTTTAACTTCTAATTTCATATTAACTCCAGATTTAAGAATTCAAGTCACAAACTTATATAGTCAACCAAAAAAATCATCTAGCGTGTTTGCGACGTTTAATTTTTGTTCAAATTTAAAGTGACCATTCCAAACAGAATCCACTGTATCATTTAACGTTTGATCATATTTACCAATCTTGACGCCTTCGAGATTGTAAGCCAAACTCAAATATTGTGACGCAATAATTTTGCGATCAAACTGTTTCACAAATTCCCAGTTGTTAGCAACAATCTTACCATAATCGAATGGCTGCATCATCAAGAACTTAGTACAGAGATCACCGAACTGTTTCGGTGTAGCATCCCAAGGAATCATCAAATAGTTTTTGCCTGGCTTGAGTAGACCAATTCCTTTCTCATTATCAGAGACGCCAAGATTACGAGCAATAGGAACTACGCCCATAAGCATTGCATCAATGACTACACGATTAAAATGTTCACCATAAGTCTTTGACCAAGAAGGGTCGAGCAAAAATTTACTATGGCTCAGAATCTCATCACGCTTTTGTTCAGAGACGAAACCAATATATTGCATTCCCTTGTTAAGCGCATTTTGCCAAATAGGTTTACCGATGCGATCTTCAGTTGCTTGCGGATCGCGATCAAGTGTACAATAATACTCTGGCTTACACTTATCCTTTGATGCCATGTAAGCACGCTCAATACCATCACCAGCGACAATCACTTGACCATGAATATATGGAACTGCTGCTACAAGATCATCAACACGCTTCCAACGTTTAAATGTTTGAAGCGAGAAGATCGTGTCAGTCTTTTCATCAAACGAAGTGCCTCGCTTCTTAGATATGTCTTGAGGGTTAAGAATTAATGCGCGAGGAATCTCCATAGCAGCAGCCTGATTGAATGCACTAGGATGCACACAAGCAAGACCAGTAATGTGCTTACGAAGATGATGAATCCAAGGATAATTCTTTTTAAGATTACCATCGTGAACAATGACAATGTGCTTGGCTTTCACATCAGTGAACATACGAAGCCAAGATTGTTTACCCTCAGAATCCTGGCACTTAAATCCGAAGATTGATTGCCAGATAACAACGTCATATGAGTTGGCGAGATTAACAAATTTGTTCACATCCTCATCATTAATGAAAGAGAGATACTCACCTCGCCAACCTTTACCTTGATGAACTGGGATACCTGTTCCCACTCCAATATCATAACCTTCCTTTTCATAATCGTCAGAAAACCTACCACCAGACTTTGTGCTTCGTAGATATACGAAACCAGTCTCGTGACCAAGATCTTTAAAGCCAGCAATCAATTGTTCAGTGTGCGAAATAATGCCACCGAAGTTATTGAAGTCATGAACAACAGTCAATATTTTCATAAATTATCCAAACAAATCTTCTAAGGTAGATTCTTTATTATACGCCTCTGGGTGGTATTTCGCAACCATTTCTGTGCCACCATTTTTCTCAAGATATTCATACCACTCTTGCTCTTCCCACATTCCTGGACTGATTCCGTTCCAGAGTTTTCGCTGTAGTGGATGTTCTTTGTTTCTTCGACGGCACTCAACATAATTAAATCGATGATCTTCATATTCTTTACTCCCAAGTTCAAGCATCTTTTCGCGGAAGTAACAGACAAGAGAAATACGTTCTGCTTCTTCATCATGTAAAACGATTGGAGTATTGCCATGAATATACTCATGGTTGTTTACTAGCAATAGATCACCTGGACGAACATTAACAGCAATCCGAACCTCAGGGAGAATTAAGTATCCGCCTGAATAATTGCCATTGTTTGATAGAACCAGAAGATTACTCAATCCATTTGTGAAGTCACCAGCATCGCGATGCGCTGCTGTTCGAAAAGTTTTGTTCACTGTAATTGTTGTGAACACAGTTTCTGGAACAAGAAATGCTGGGTCAACTTTATCTGCAACATTTCGTTGATTAGACCATCGTACAGGAAGTAATTGTTTAAATCCAAGATCTAGCGATTGAAGAAACGGAAAAGCCATTTGAAACTTTTCGTAATGATTTTGTGTATAAGAAGTAGCACGACCGTAAGGAATCCGAGGGTAACGATCGAACCAACCAGCAATACCCGAGTTGACCACGTTAGCATACGTCGTATCTGAGATGTATGTTTCTTCGACACCAATAGATTCCTCTTTGCGTTCTTTGACGCTCACATTTAAAATTCTATTCAACCAATCTTCAAAATTAAAATTGTTCTCTTTGACTTTCTGCGTCAGCCAAACTAATCCACGACTTGATTCTATGTTACTATATCTAGAGCGCAAGATTTCAACTTCTTGCCTAGCATCAATTGTAACGACTGAGTTTTCTGGTTCTTTCTTAAAGAAATCAAACACGCGCAATTGAAATTCTGAAACCCACTCGCGATTTCCGCACTTCTCACCTTTAGGTCCAGCCGCAAGTCCACGGTTTTGAGTTGGAGTAGCAGCCTCACGCAATCCAGCATAAGCATTATCTTGTTCTTGTTTGCTGAAATAGTTTTTACGAAACTTAAATGCAATGCTACTCTCGTCTTCAGTTTGTAAATAACAATCTGTATCTTCTTCTATCAATGTATCGTAATGAGATTCATCAAGGAATTGACCAAGCAAATGCTCACAATCAATTTTAGTTTTTGCTACAATAACTTTTGTCATAAAATTTTCCTCCAGTATATGTGATTATATATGTGGATTTTTTAATTGTCAACCTCAGTACTTTCCGAAAAGCAAATGAAACTGTGGGGGCATTGCACCCCCACAGAACTTTTTTAGTTTTTGAGAAACGGCAGATTAGCCATTCATCGTGACGCTGATAGCGTTACGGTAGAGGGTCTTGCGAGCACGAGCAATCTGACCCTGGTCGAGATACTTCTCGAACTGGCGCGAAGGATTGCCAAGACGATAAGCGAAAGTCTTGGTGCCATCGCTGAGAGTGACGCGGTTCGTGTAAACCGAGATACCCTCATTGCGAGCGCGATAAGCAAGATCAGCAGCGTTATCAACCTTGAACATCGAGCGAACTTGGCGCGAAGTCACGGTGTTGCCGCGAGCAAGATAAGTAACAAACGAATCAAGAGCATTAGACATAAAATTACCTTCACAAAAATACCCCTTCAATAATATCGCAGAGTTGGGGCTTGCCTTGCGATATACCATTTATTATATACTAACAAATGGCAAAAGTAAACTCTTGGGATTAGAACGGCATTTCATTTGCTTCACGATCAAGAGCAATAATCAAAGTCTTGGCGACGCGGTCAATAACCTGCTGCTCAGTCAGTGCTTGACCCTGGTGCTCTACCATATCCATTGGAGTCAGCACCATTTCTTTCGTTTGACCATTCTTGGTCACGCGAACGGTGAGATTGCCGCCGATCGGATCATTGATCGTTTCCACCTGAACATCATTTTTCGGTTCAACTGGAGCAGTCGCATCCGCATCAACCTTCGTGTACAGATCCAAGAACGCAGTCTTGGTGTCAGTGTCGAATCGGTTCAAGCACATCTCAATTGCTTTCAGACGATTGTTGAAGATAGAGAATGCCTTGCTGATATGCACAAGACGACGAGTCGAGATAATCTCATCGACCGCACCATCCGCATAAGACTTGCGAATAATCTCAGCCCAAGTAATGAGTCGCTCGATGAACACACTGTCGTTGATGTTCAACTCGGCAAAATTCTTTTCAAGAATCTTGCGTTCAGTATTCGCAGGAGGATACTCTTGCTCAACAGTCACAGCGAAACGCTCGAGGAATGCCTCGTTGAGGATATTCGTGCCGATGAATCGACCATCGTCGCTGCCCTTGCCCTTGGTATTTGCAGTCGCAAGCACCGTGAAGCCAGCGGCAGGATGCACAACCTCACCAGTCTTCTTGTCGAAGTATGGCTTGCCCTCAAGAATCGGCTGAAGGCAGAGGATATCCTCGGTACCAAGGTCACACTCATCGAGCAAAAGCACAGCACCACGACGCATCGCAGTCAGCACTGGACCTTCGCGACGAACAGTGCTGCCGTCAATCAACTCATATGAACCAATGAGATCAGACTCATCGGTGCGCTTGGTGATATTCACACGAACCAACTCACGCTTGAGCGCAGCACACACCTGCTCAATCATCATGGTCTTGCCATTACCAGAAAGACCAGTGATGTAGATAGGGTAGAAGATTCGCGAACTGATAATGTTCTTCAGATCGTTGTAGAATCCGAACGGAACATAGGTGCCATTCTTTTGCGGCACAAAAGATTCAGTCACATTCTGCGCACGACGAGACGCAAGATTTACAACCTGCGCAACGGGAGCCATCGCAACAGCAGACAGCGGAGGTTGCTGGGAGACAGCAACAGAACTCGCATCACCGAGATTCTTCGGCGTGATATTAAATGTATTTCGCGCAACCTTGCGCTCACGAAGAATGAAGTATGGAAAATTTTCCACACCGTTCTTCTTGTTATCGCAGAAGGAATTGAGTTCCTTCAGCGTGATAGTTTCCTTGTCGAAATGATTGTAAATCTTCTCAAGGAAGTTGAATTGCTTTTTCGGATCACTGTAAAATGACTTTCTCATTTCAATATCACTCACTGTTACATTACAAAATTAGACGGGAACCAAACGGAAACGTTCAACATTGAGACCGTCAGCGGGAATGAAGCGGACTTCATCACCAACAACCTCAATCTCAAACGCCCAGTTAGGCGATTGAGCACGAAGAACACCATCAGCGCATTCAGTAAACTGAAGTCGCGCCACCGTTTCAAGGTCACTAGGAAACTTAATTTCATTCATCATAAGACTATTATCGCTCGAAAACGCTCGAAAGTAAAGGGGAAAATTCCCTTTATAAATCAATAACTTACGCAGCCCACTTCAAACTCGCCGAGATTTCCTCGGCGAACTGAGTGACAAGAGCACGATTCGACTTCTTGCTGTTTACAGACTTGGAGAACGCATTCGCCATCTTACTCTTGGTCATAGTTGAATCAAGTTGCATTTTATCTTCAGCGATCGCACCATTCGCGGACTGAATGTAGAAGTATTGATCATAACCAAGATTTTGAATCGCAAAAAACTTTTCTTCACGAAACTGTTTCTTGAGTTCGCGAGTCTCTTGGACGCTCATCTTTTTTTCCATCTCAAGTTCATGACAAAGGCGAGACACATCACTCTTGTTCGCAAGAAAGAAACCAAGATGTTTGCAACCAGTTACATCACGAACCAATTGCGTGAGAGCAGCCTGTACATTATAATCGACACGAATCTTCTTTTTGGTCTTCTTGTCAATCAAGTATATAACACCCTTGCGGCTGTAGGGTAGAATAAGACCTTCGTTACCTTCACCATCAGTCAGATAGACGACATTCACAACATCTAATTTGTGATTGGTTTGGAACTTCTTAATCATTTCACGCGATGCGAGGAGAGTCTGCTGGAAAGGAGTACCATGCAAACCAAAACCAGCATCAGCCCAATCATAGTGAAAAGAACCATGATCGTTATCATCTCGAGTATTAACACTATGATGATAACCACGACAATATTCATTCGCAACAATACAAAGATTGGCGAACGAACGGCGATAATCAACAGAAGATAAAGTCGAACCAATCAGATGTTTGAGATGAAAGTTACACTCATCAACACGACCGATAGCATCTTTATTGGTAAATGACTGTGTAAATTTCTCTCGATTGCTAACTTGCGGACCACTCGACTTATACCAGTCATTGCTGAAGCCATACACATCGAACGGAATCTTGGCAAGACGACAGAAAGAAACTAGCACGAGGCACTGCTCAATTGTATTGCGCAGAATATCAGTCATTGAACCAGACATATCAACATACATGATCATGCCGTGGCTCTTGCCCTTCGGCACTACAGAGATTTTCTTGAACAAGTCATTGGTGAACTTGTAGTTGTGCAACACATTCAGATTCAGTTCGCCAGTCTTGGCAGTCTGAACACGAGCATAATCTGATGCCTTCTTGCGCATCTCAAATTCCTTGAGAATATGCATGATAAACTTTTTGTTGTTCGTGTTAAACTTGCGCACACACTTGGCAGCAACAGCATCGTAAGAAACTTTGTTGCGACCATATGGACGATCAGGGTCAGCAACTCGCTGACGAATAAAATTCTCAAGATCATCCATTACAACTTTGTTTTGGAGAATGATCTTTGAGAGATTGGCTTCAGGCAACTCAATCATAAAGACTTCACCAGTCTGATTGATCAGTTCCTGCTCGCGCTGACGAAATGTGCGATCGGTTACAGACTCGAGGTCATCGTTTTCCTCTGTCTGCTCATCCTGCTCTCTGCCATGACTATTTTCACTCTGCGAATCATCTTCTGACTCTTCAGAAGAATCAGAGGCATCTGAATCCTCGCTGTCAGAATCATCAGACTGTTCATCCAAGTCAGATTCATCTTTACTTTCTGAGTCTTCATCTTCATCGTTATTGAAGTCTTGCGATTCAGATTTTTCCTGTTCGCGTTGCTCTTGAATCTCATCACGCAAGTCTTGCATGTTGTTAATCTGCGACTTCTGCTCTTCCTTTTGTTGCTTGCTATACGCAAACACACGACGCGCAATATCAACAACCTGATCCCAAGTCTCGGCTGTATCAATATCAGCCAAGAACTGGCGTTCATCATCATTGAACGCAACAGGAATATGCGCGCCCATCTTACAACGAATGTTGATACGGTCAATCAGATTGAGTTTGTTGACATCGATGTTCTTGACGCCGAAGAAATCGCGGTCATACAAGTCTTTGTATGCTGCAGTGAAAGACTTGGCGAGCCCAGGAAACTTGCGCTTGACCTGTTTCTCAATACGTGCATCTTCAATGACGTTCAAGAAATCCTTGAACTTGCCAAGACGATTACCGTTCTCGTCGTGAATGGCAGAATGCCATCCCTGTTCTGGAGTATTGAGCGCATGACCGACTTCGTGACCCATGAGCAAGTCATACAAATGACCGTCCATGTCTTTCCAGACAGGACAGACAAGAGTGCGAGTCTTGAGGTCGAAGTATGCAGTCTGCGTGTTTTGATGCGAGACCGTGATATTTTCTGCTGCCAAGAGTTTGGCTAGAATACTCTTAGAGTTCTGAATATTTACTTTCATACAACCATTATCCTATAATGTAGTCTGGAAGTAAAGCGATAAAAACTCTAATAAAATCAATAACTTACGCAACTACCGTTGCAGGAACTCATTTTGCGCTTATTTTTTGCATCTTCTTCAAATTGGTTTTGACTTTCCTCTTGGCTTTTTCCAATTTAATTGGGCTGACCATATCAGTATATACCTTTCCATCTAAATGGTCAAGTTCATGTTGAACACAAACCGCAGTCAATCCATCAAATTCTTTTTCAACGAATTGCCCACCCATCGCTTGAAATTTGACCTTTATATGATTTGCTCGGTTCAATTTCAAATACAATCCTGGATAACTCAAACATCCTTCAATATATTCTGATGGTTCTGATGATGTTTCTATTAATTCTGGATTGAACATGACCCATGCTTCATTGCCCATATTGACAACACAAACACGATCAGATAGTCCACATTGATTAGCAGACAATCCTAAACCACCAAATTTACTTAACGCCGCAGACAATGAATATGCATAATATTCAACTTTTTTTGCGCAGTTAGGTTGACTGAAGTCAAAAGGTATTGTTGGCTTGCGTAAAATTGGATCATAAAAATCCACCAACTTTAAATCTTCATATTCAATCAGATCACCATCTACATATTTTACCATTTTAGTCATGTTAATTCACCATCTGCGAGAAGTTCTTGACCTTCCCGAATCGTATTGTATGCTTAAACTTATCAACCATTTGATCAGACTTGTGTGTAATCACGAAGATGTTTGTACCTTCATTCATCATATTTATCAACTTCATAAATTCTTCAGTACCATTAATGTCAAGAGAACCATCAAAGACCTCGTCGAAGATGAGCAGATTTGTATTGACACTGTTCTTCAACTTGGCGACCGACCTCCAAGTGAACAAGAGTGCTAGGTCAATACGCTTCTTTTCACCTTCTGAGAAGTTTTCATAACTGAAATCATCTCGGTGACGAGACTTGATGGTCTCCTTGAACTCCTCATCAATATTAAAATTGACAAAGAAGTCCATCGCAGCCAAGTATTTGTTTACCAACTTGTTTATAATTGGTACATACTGCTTAATGATTTTCGACTTAATCCCGCCATCTTTAAGCAACTGCGCGACAATATCGTAGTTTTGTGTTTGTTCAGATACTTCTTTTCTTTTATCGTTGTATGCTTGTAGTGCGTTTAATAATTGTTTTGATTGTGCCTTAAACTCATCGCTCATGGCTGGTTTGCTTTCAATTACATCAATTTCTTCTTGAAGTTTTGCGATATATGAGCGAATTTGTTTACGGTGGGTCGTAATACGAACAAGATCTTGTTCCAGAGCCTTGAGCTCTTTTTGTGTTGCTTTGATGGTATTGATTCGCTGTAGAACGGCATCACTCTCTTCCTTCAGTTTGTTTAGACCTTCTGCGAGTTCTGTAATTTTACTATTGCACGTGTGGACTTTTTCTTCTTTGTTATTGATAGCCTGATCGCAGGTTGGACAAGTCGAATTTACAGAATAAAACTCGATGTCTTTCTCGAGTTTCTGAATATTCCCTTCGATCTTGGCTTCAAGTTGATTGAGTTTATTAAACTTCTTTGTGCTTGTTTCTTCGTCGGAAATGCTGAGAACTATTGATTCAATCTGACTTTCTTTATTTGTTAACTCTACAGCAAGGTTTTTCAATGTTGTGCTATTTTCTTCAAACTCTTTTTTCTTTGCATCGACAATTTCTTTTGTATTTTTCTTGAGTTCATCTAGATGTTTCTTGTGTAATTCGATTTTATCTTTTGTGTTATCAATTTGAATCTTGAGTTGTGCGGCTTCGTCTTTTAACCCATGCAGTTTATTCTTCACAATTACATTCATTGAAGAAAAGATTTGAATATCGAGCAGATCTTCAATGACAGTTCTACGGTCCGCTGCTGACAACTGCATGAACGGAGTGAAGTTTGTTGAGCCCAAAATTACAATCTGTGTGAATGACTTGTAGTTCATCTTGAGAATTACTTTCTCAAGATAATCTTGATAATCTTTTGCTTTGGCGTCTTGATTGAGCAGATCGCCATTCATGTAGATTTCAAAAACGTTTGGTTTGATTCCGCGAACAACTTTGTAATTAATCTTACCGATTTGAAATTCAATTTCAACAACACAGTCTTTTTCGTTAATTGAGTTAACAAGTTGCGGCTTATTGATATTACGGAATGGTTTACCGAACAGCGAGAATGTGATTGCGTCAAGAAACGTAGACTTGCCAGCGCCATTCTCGCCGACAATGAGCGTAGTTGAATGCCCACCAAGATCAATCTCGGTGAACACATTACCAGTTGAAAGAAAGTTCTTGTATCGAACTTTAGAAAATAATATCACACGGTCTCCATAGACAACGCTTGATTGTAAACATCTCGCAATACCGTTTTTATTTTATCTGATTCTACTGGTAATGTCAATCCATCAACATACTTGTTTAAAATTGTTATTGTATCTTCTGCTTGGTCTATATCAACTTCAACGTTTTCAGTAATCTCTGAGAAGTCTTCAACAACTGCAACTTCTAGTGGAGCAACCTTTGTGATTGTATCAATCAAGGTGTCGAACAAGAATGAATTATTTCGTTTTTCTACAACAATCTTAAGAAACTTTCCATTCAAGTATGAATAGTCCGCGTTGATAATGTCGTTATAATACATCTGGTCGTCGTTGTATTTAATCTTGAAGAACATCCTTTCTGGATTTGGGACGAACGCCAGTTCACGTGTTTCAGTATCTAGAACATGAAACCCACGCTCATCATTATAATCAGACCAAGTCATTTCGCCAGGAGTGCCAACGTATACAATACTGCCGCTTTTGCTCTTGTGATGAAAATGACCAGAAAGAACAAGATCATATTTGTTTAAAACACTTGGGTCCATACCTTCATGACAGATGTTACCACGATCCATCTCAAAGCCAGCAAGTTCAAAGTGACCAAAACAGAGTTGGTTTGCGCTGCGCTTGATAAAGTCTAGAATTTCGAGTTCATTTTCTTTACAAATCCAAGGTATGACATCAACTCCCATCCATTCGGATGGCTTGTCATAAAGAATCACATGATCTTTATAATCTCTTAACAATAGATCAGGTGAGTTGACTTCGAGAGTGTTCTTGAAAAATATATCATGATTGCCAAGTAATACATGGCATTGTATATTATGCTCTACAAGTTTATCAAAAAAGTAACGGCGGCAAAGAGCAAGAGACTGAAAAGAGATATACTTGCGGCGATCAAATATGTCACCCAACTGAAAGATGGTGGTAATTCCATTTTGCACCAAATAGGGAAAAAATGTTTTTGTATAGAACTCACGATAATGATTATGGAAGGCAATTGAATCGCCCCTCATACCAAAGTGAGTATCACCCAGGATTGCTATCTTCATCTACAAACTTCTCCAATCCTTCACGTTTTGTTTTCTTCTGTTTCCGAGCATTTTCGTAGTTGACGATAAATTCTGAAATGTTTTCGTATAACTCAAACTGTCTAAAAGTTCCATCCTCATTTTCGTTGAGTTCGTACTCGTCGAGGATTCCAGCAGTTTCTGTAGACTTGTACTTAACATATAATTGCTTCTTTTCTTTTTGAATGCGGCGTAAGAATGCATAATATACTATTTGCGTGAAATAGGCAAATGGATTGCTTGATTTTGCTGGATCAAAATTGTCAACATACATCACACAATTTTCAATTGCATCAGCAATCATTTCATCTCTAAACGTGTATGATAAAAAATTTGGTTTATGTGAAAGATTCTCAGCGATCTTCATAAAACACTCAGCAACATAGCGAGGAATCTGTGGTTTAGGTTGACCGAGTCTTTTCGCTTTGCGAATGGATGTTCTATACTTGATCATTTCCTTGAGGAAATCTTTGTTATTGATGTAATGATTTTTTGCCATATTAATTGATCGTTTTGTAGTGGATGAATTTAGTAATTGTGAATCGATTATTCGCAATATCGTTATCTTTTTTGGTAATTTTAGAAACTTTATGGAATATCCCAGAAGGGAAAATTATTGTTTGATTATTATTTAAATCGATTTCGTAATTGTAATCTGGAAAACATAAAATTCCACCTGTATATTTTTTTGGTTCTTTATGAAATAAAGTTACTGATGTAAATAATGCAACATCATCATGGGTATCATAAAAGTCTCCATTTCCATAACTTTGTAGTAAAGTATAATCTGCATTTGTTTTTTTTAGATAGTATTTAAAAAGGCAACCAGCATCATTAGCAGCAGAATATACGTCAGAACAAAACAATTTATCAAAAAATGTTAAGATTTTAGATAAATTTCTTTGTTTATATACTGAGTCTATACAAATACCTGATCCTCGCTTTATAGGTTTTCCTCCTACAGCAGCAGCTTTTGTTTCTTTAGGATCAACTAAACTGGGGGTAAGCGATAAAATTTCTTGAAAAACTTGTTTGAAGGAATTTTCATCAAGGAAATCGTCTATGATGATGTGATCGAATGGTTTTGTGTGACCATGAGGCGTCATAATTTATTTTTTAATGAATTGGTTTATCTTTTTTTGCCATTGCTTCTAAGAATGATACTACATTTTGTTGTGCTTCTTCATCGTCATCATCATTCTTTTTCCCGCGAGTCTTTTTCTTTTTTGGTTTATTTAAATTGTGCGTATTGTTGTAGAAAAAATCACTTACATATTCATATTGCTCATAAAATTCTTTGCGAACTGGAGTTGCAAACAAAACATCAGCCATAGGAATCTCTATTTCTCTGAGTTCAATAACCGATTGAGGAAGGTATTCTTGCATAGCAAGGATTTGTCTGCCTTCTTCAAAATATGTTTCAATTTCAATTCTTAGGGGTGTTTCTATGACAATACATTCATCTTTATATGAGACATATCCAATTAAATCGTCTGGAATATTTTTAAGGCGAACAAATTTAAGTTCACCTCTATTGTATGCAATAACATCTTCAGACATTAATTTATCCTTACGTTATTAGTTGTAAAAGGAAACTTTTCTTCGCTATAAATCTTCACTCGTTCCTCATAATGCTTCAATGTGAAGTTTGTATAAGGACCGTACCTTAAATCATCAGCGATATCGTAAAGTGTAGCGGCATCTTTGTTATCACCAAGACGAAGCACACGACCAATTGATTGCAGAGAACGGATCTTACTCTTTGTGGGAGAAGAGAATACAATATTATGTAGGTTACGGATATTCACACCTGTCGAGAATGTTCCATAACTGGCTACAATGATCGCATCAGTTTCCTGTTCAGTGATATGTCTCACTGCTTCGCGATCTTCAGCCTCAACCCCACCATGAATAAAAAACACTTTACGATTATTGGCTTTATCTTTAATCAGTTCGTATAGTATTTTACCGTGTTTCTCTACATAAGTAAATAAAATTAGACTATTGCCTTTTAAATTAATCGCAAGATCACATATAAAGTTATTTCGACCTTCATGTTGAGTCAAAAAATTCATCTCTTCTGGATAAGTTAATCCCTTGATTGCTTTACAAACTGAGTCTGGATATTTTAAGACAATACATTTAATGCTAAAATTTGCAAGTTGTTTACGTTCAATAAGTTCTTTTGTAGATATAACTTTGAACGCTGGACCGAACAAACCTTCAAGAACAAGTTTGTTCACTTTTGAATCGTCTAACGTTCCTGTAGTGCCTACGCGAACGTCGCAGTTAATAAGTTTAGTCATGATAGCAGTGAGTGACTTGGCTTTAAATGTGTGAGCCTCGTCGCCAATTACGAAATCAAACTGCGCAAAGTATTTCTTCGGCATTTCATATATTGACTGCCAAGTAGAAATGATAAGATCACTATCTGGTATTTTACTTTCGCCGCCAAAAATTTTCTGACAGTGCTTATCTACATCCCAACCATTATTGCTGGAATAGTTTTTAAAATCTGAGTGCATCTGAGTCACTAGGTTAATTGTAGGAACAATTAACAATCCTCGCTTCTTGCCACTATTTAATAAGTGGCGAATCATCATGTAGATTATAAGCGACTTGCCACTCGCGGTCGGTGAAATGAGTACAGTTCTTTTTTTTGTAAGTCCGACGCTAGACGCAAGATACTGATAATCTCTGGGTTCCATGGGAAGCGAGAGAGCAGACGCAAGATTCTTCGTGTCGATCGGAAAGACTTCCTTGTCTTCATCTATAACCTCAAAGGTGTAGTTGTTATTTTTACAGAACGTTTTTATATAGCCAACAAGACCAGCATAAATTTGTTTTGTTTTTAAATTTAATAATCTGATCTTTCCGTCCCAGTAACGATTCTTAAACGCAGGGCTGAATTGATAACCAGGAGTCGAAAAGGTAAAGAACTCTGACATTTCTTGCAGAATTGAATCTTCAGCATAAACTCTAGCATATATGTTATCAGTTTTTTCAACTCTAATGTCGCACATAACTCAACCAACATCTATCACAAAGTTTCCAGAAATAGAAACTCTATATTTGTTACTTGTATAAAATGGGTAAACACCATGCATTAAATATGATGGAAACAATAATCCCTTTCCTTCAAAAGTTTTGTCAGCCTTTATGACTGTTTGTTGGACATTACAATTAGTCAAGGGCATAATTCCAGCATTTAAGAAATAAAAATTTCCATTGCACTGAAATGTTGATCCCTTACTAGTAGGATGAGTATTTTCATCTTCAATTAAATAAGGAATTTCAACCCAAATAACAAAACTTAATACACCACTATGAAAGTGTGCTGGGTTGTACTCATATTTTTTTTGTAAATTTATCCAAACTTTATCTAACTTTAAAGGGCGAACTGTAGAATTTATGGTTAAATCTTTTAAATAATTATAATTGTCATAGTGATATCCAACAGCAGGATTTAAAATGTTTATTATTTTGTTGCTGATCTCTTCATCATCAATATGATATTCGTTTTCAATTTGACCAGCAAGGGTGTGTTTTCCATTTCTCAGCGATTTTTTATTTTTAATATCTGACTGAAATTTTTGTGATATTTTCTTAAATAAATTATGCTCTTCTTCATCAAGAGTAAAAAGGACATATGGAACATTGATATTTGCTGTTGCTCCTATCATTTCGCACCCTGAATAAACCGCTCCCAATCCATATAGGCTTTTAGTTGATACGTCCTAGAATTGAGTTCCTTCATCACGTTTTCGCAAAACTTTGCGGTTTCTTCGTGATATGATTTTTTTCTTTTGAGTTTGTTAAGGTCATCATCACCATCGAGATATACGTTGATATCAGATTTGAGAGTAAACCTAAACGGTTCCCAACCAAGTTTATCTAATTCTTCTTGATCTAACTTACCTGTGAAATACATCCACTTGAGTTTTTTCATGCGGTCATATTCTATTGCTGCTTTCTTTGCAGATAGATTGTGCAACGACAAGAATTTGTTATACTTATTGTGCAGCAAGGGAATACGAATGATCTCTTTACCAGGCTCAGTTGAATCAACGTCTGAGTCTCTTTCCCATTGTTCAATAATTGTTTCAAGAGGTGGTGTTTCGATTGCCATAAACAAATAAGATAGTTAATCGAGCGATTAATATACTATATGTCGCTCCATAAAGCAAATTAACAATAGGTTGACATAAAAACAATGCTTCTATATAATAGACTATGTCGAGCGTTAAGCGACACCAGTTTCTTTAAGTCTCTCATAGTTATAGTATGAAAATCTGAATGTAGCGTCGGCAGTTATAATGTTTTCTGCACTATCACTTGCCGAAAATAAGAGAGATCCCACAGTGGTAGGAAACACGTCAACCAATTTTATTCTAAAGTTTGGATTGTTTTTGCTAGAATAAATTGTTAATGTTGCGTCAGTATAAACTGATGGTTTTGTGCTTATTGCTCTTATGTTTGTAGTTGGCTGAGATCTTTTTAGATTTACATATTCTTCAAAATTAGTTGGGAATGTTGCACCTCTAATCCAATCATGTATCTCAGTCCAAGCACGAAGATCTTCGTCAACTAAGAACGTAAGATTAAACGTATCATACACTGCCTTTTCTCCTGGTAGATATAGATCTACGAATGGAGTTGGCATTGGTATTTCTGTTAATGAAATTCCTGGTAGATTTGCGCTATTGCAAAAGTAAGTTATTCCTGGCAGTCTAGCAAACGTAACACGAAATTTTGTACTTTGCAATAAATCTATATTTGATGGATTTCGGTTTAGTGCCGTCATTGAAATTCCGCACGTTGATTTGTTCTTAATTTATTTAGTATAAAAAAAGGGGGGACATTTCTGTCCCCCCTCTAGTTCAATTTGCTTTATTATTATTTAATTTAGCAAATTATTACTGAGCAATACCTAACAATGCAAACTTGCGGTAGTAGACATTTGTATCTGTCGTTAGCGCACCTGCTAGTGAGGCATTTGTACCACCTGCGAATGGATTTGAGACCATGCCGTAGCGAGTCTTGAATCCAACCTTTGGTTGGTAGTTGTCAGGGTCGATAGCACGAACCATTTGTAGTGGGACGTATGGGCAGTAGAACAAGCCAGCATCATATGGTGATGAGCCCTTGTATCCAACCACAACATAGTCTGATCCAGCAACAGAGTATGGATCAACATAGACCTTCAAGCGTCCGAATAGCGTACCTGCGAAGGTATTGCCTGTATCGTCAACTGTTAGGTTTGTGTTGTTTGATAGTGCTGAGTTGTAGTCAAGAAGACCAGTCATTGCTAGAGCAGATGCAACATCGGTTGAAACGATGAGCAAGTTACCCTTACCGCGACGTGTGTCCTTGGCAATCTTATTGCTTGCGCGTTCGATTGCGAACAACATGCTCTTGTACTTCTCAACCTGCCAGCGACCTGAAGTGCCGATACCAGCAGCAACGTTTGTTGCGTCTGTACGGTTTAGGTCGAAGATGGCGGAAGATACGCCTACGATACCAACATTTGCTGTTGCGTAGACTGTACGGATAACTTCGCGGTTGATTTCAGCAAGAATTTCTGTTGACAAAATATTTGTCAATTCTGTTTCTGCGTCGAGACCGTGAATTGCCTTGAGGTCTTGTGCAAGTTCCATTGTGTAGGATGCTTGTAGACCGCGTGTCTTAGCAGTGACAGATACGCGCTCGATTGAGAACGCCATATTTGCCATGTTAAGTGTTTCAGCAGTTGCTGTGGCTAGACCTGTACCAGTGTTTGCCATTGACATTGCTGCAACGTTTTGGCTTAGTGATACGATTGCATTTGCAACTGTGCCGTTTCCGTTTGTTCCTGCGAACACGGTGTTTGCTTCATTGAACAATGCTTCGTCGCCGTTTGGTGCTGCATAACGTGAGCGCATTGCGAAGATAAGTCCTGTTGGACCTGTCATTGGCTGCACGCCGCAAACGTCATATGCCATTAGGTTTGGAAGAGCACGACGTACCAATCCGATTAGGATTGGGTCGAAGCCCTGGATATTGCCTGATCCTGGTGCTGTTGGAGCAACGTTTACTGGTGTTGCTTCGAACAAACGACCATAATTGGCAGCTTCTTCTTGTAGGGCGCGTTCTTGGTTCTCGAGAACTAGTGCAGTAACAGCGCGCTTGTATGGGTCGCTGATCTTTGGGAGTTCTGGGTGATCAAGAACTGGAGCCCACTTCTTTGCATGTGTTTCGTTAAGATACATGATAGATTTCTCCGTTCTAAGTTAAATTATCACTTTGGTAGTGATTTTGAAATTGCCTTAACATAATGTGACATAATACCAGTTGCTTCTACTTCTGGTGTTTCTTCAGAAACCGTCGTTTCTTGTACAGCCGTAACCTCACTTTTCACTTTTGTGGCTGGGAAGTAGTTCTCGCGAATTACTGCGAGCTTATTATTAAACTCACCCTCTGTGGTGAACTCCACGCCCTCTGCGAGCGATTTCATTTTGCCGACTTGTACTTCGGTTAGACCTTCACAAATCTTGCGAATTGATTCATTCTTCTTGGCTTCGTTGAGTTCCTTTGATAGAACAACAAATTGCTCTTGGTGAGCCACTGCTGCTTCTTCTAACTCAACAACCTTTTCAGCAAGTGATTCAGCAACTTCGAGCTTCTCTTCTGGAAGATCAATGTAGTGCTCTGCGAAGAGATTCTTAAGACCATTGATAAAGTCTTCAGTTAACTCTGCGCGTAGACCTGATTCAATTGCTACTGCGTTATTTTCCATCCATTGCTCAACAACATAGTTGAGATACTCATCAACTTGCGCAGCTAGTTCGCCCTTGATTTCTTCAACGGCTTCTGCTAGAACAGCGTCATTTTCGCTGATAACATCTTCAACAATCTTTTCTACGCGAGACTGAACAGCTGCTTCGAAAATTGTTGTTGCTTTTGTGCGGAATTCTTCTGATAGGGATTCGCCATTGAAGAGAGCATCGACATCTTCTGCCATTGAACCTTTGTGCTTGGCAACCATGTCCATCTTCATCTTTTTCTTGGCTTCTGCTAGATCTTCTTCAGAAATCTCTTCAACATCTTCCGCTACAACTTCAGCTGACTCATCAGCTTCTGTTTCTTCCATAGCGTGTGTTTTAGCAGATTTTGCGTCGCCCTTTGCGGCTGGCACTGCTGCTTGCGTTACGCTTGCTGCAGCCTTCTTGCCGACGTCGCCGCCAGCTGGATCTGTTTCTGTTGCGCCGCCGAGATCTTCCTCTTCGGCTGGTAATTTTGCGACTGGTTCCTTACCTGCGGATGCAAGTGATGCTTTTAGGATTTCAGCAGCAGATTCTGATAATGTCTTACTCATTTGTTTTAACTCCTGAAGAAGTAATATTATTTATAAAATTTAAAGTTTTGACACGAAGTTCGAGAATATCTTCAATGCAACTTCATCTAATTGCTTTTGTTTAGCATTTTTAATTTGTTCATAGTAACGATTAATGTCAATTTCCTTGACCTTACCGTTATCCCATACCCATTCCTTACCTTCCATAATGCCTTGAACAAAAGCGCCTGGTGCGGACGGATCCGCTACGATATCTGCCGCTGTGGCTAGATAATAATCGTCTTGTACCACATTGACACCATTCACTTCTTTAAGTGAACCCATGCCTCGTGATGATACACCAAGAGTAGCACCACCTTCCATTAAGGACTTAGCGATTTTACCCATTGGTGTTTCAAGAATTTTAGCCTTACCAATCCATTGATTGCCTTCTTGCTTCAATGAAGTGATGAGGTGTGAAACGCGATCTAGATTGATTGATGGGGAGTCTGGATGACCCAACTCGCCGAATGCGCGATTTTTAGAAACATATTCTTCGTTGTAACGATCTACTTCTTTTGCAAGAGTGTCAGTCTTATACATACGACCGTTACGGTTTTTTGCTTCTGCAACGAGGAATGGACCTTGAATGAAGAGTGTCTTTACACCATTTTTTTCTTCGGTGATCATCTTTACTTCTTCAATTGTTTCTGTAATGAGTTTCATTTATTTTAACCCCAATGATTTGCGTTTTCTAAGTGAACGTTTTCTCTTTATAAGAGCACGCGCTGCTTTAGCCTTACGTTTAATTTTTGCCTTACGCTGAGAAATTTTTCTTTTTAATCTTTCTGAAGAAGACATTCTCGTTAATTTTCCACCGCGAACTGTATAACCTTTTACTGCTGAAACAACTTTACGGCGTTGTACTTTTCCACCACGAACACGTGCGCGAACAAGTTTCTTACGTCCCATTTTTTGGACATTTGCTTCAGCAATAATTTGCTTTACAACTTCTAATACTGTACTCATTTGTTTATCGTAAAATTAACTTTACTTAATGCAAAATGCGCTGCTTTCTCAAATCCTTTTGGAGTTGTAAGCATATCAGCAAACTTCTTTTTGTTCTCATCATTCAATGCGCCATGAACCATATGAATGGCTTTTGCTGCACCATGACTGACTTTTAATTTGCTGCCGTCAGCAAACTTAAAATGTTTTGCGTTTGATGTTACATTGTTTTGTTGCGCAAACGCAGCAACTTGATCAATATTTTCCATTACAGTTTCTTCAGAAACTCCAACCAAATTTTGTTCTGGACCAGTTGAAGAATATGGCATAGAAACAGATAAATTTAATTTTTCGTTGACGTATAGCGCAACTCTTTTTCCATCTGGAAAAATACGAACACCCTTACGTTTTAACACCAAAACCATAGGAGGGTCTTGAAATGTCGCTTCTGTAATATAGTCGTCGCGAGAAATTTCATAACCGCTCATTATGTTTCTACGAACTGCTGCTACAGATTGCTGAGAACCAAGAGCTGCGGTAGATGTAGATTTATAGTATCGATCCAGCACATCGCGCTGATTTTTAGGTAGTTTAGCAACATCACCAACTTTTGCGTGTCTAGCCATCGCAATTTTAAGCGCAGGAAGTTCACTGGTCTTCATTAAACCAGCTCTAATTAATTGAGCAATACGTTGTGTATTGGTTCTATTCTGTTTCTGTAGATTCTGCTGTTGCTGGCTCAGACTGGAACTCTGCGTTTCCATCTGTTCCGTCAACTTCGCTCGTAGTGTCTGTAATTTCATTTGAGTTTTCTGTACCTAAAAGGTTAGATGCAATCTCTACTTTCTTAATTTCTAATGCATCAGTGACTTTAGCAGCCATAGCATTATTAAATGCTGTTGATAGTGCTTCTTTATCTCCAGCAATTGCTAAATCAATTAATTCTAACGTACTCATATTATCTCCAATTATTTAGTAATACTCATAGCAAATTGTTGATTGATGTCATTTGGTGTAGGTGTTGTTCCTGTGTTTGTATTAGAACTAACATCAACGCTTTGAGTTGGCTCCGATTCTAATTCTGCAGCCAATTCAGTTTCAATCATTTCAACTTCTTCTTCATTCATGTTTAAAACTTTTTTCTTTATCCATGCTTTAGAGAAGTATGTGCCAACATATGGATCAATTAATTGCATAAGTTGCAATCTTGCTGTTAATAGTTCTGTATCTTTTAACTCAGCAAAATTATTATCTTTGAGGAAGTCGTAGTGAATTTTCTGTTTGAGTTCATTCCACTCGTCGACTGAACATATGCCTTTAAGTGCTAATTGACGTTCCATCAATTCATCAAATATTAATGTAAACTTAGAACGTAGACGCTCAATAAATTTCATAAACTTTAATTCATCGCGAGTAATTTCTGTTGATCTACCTAAAGTAAATCCAGTTTGCGATTCTAAACGTGAAATAGGAACGTTTAATGACTTGTATAGTTTTTGTTCGAAGTATTTTACATCAGCAAGTTCACCAAGATTTTCACCAGCTGGAAGCGTTGTAATTTCTGTTGACTTACCTTCACCGCGACGTGGAATCCAAAAATCTTCCATCATTGACATAAATTTACGATCGTCTTTGATCTCACCTGTTGATGAATCGTATACAACTTTGTTTCTAAACTTCGTCATAATATCACGAAGATATTGTTCTGATTTAATCTTCGGCATATTACCAACATCGATGTAGAACACGCGACGTTCTGGTGCGCGAGAAATACGATAAATTACAATTGCGTCTTCAACCATACGCAATTGATTTAGTGGTTTAATTGCTTTGTGTAGATAACCCAATACCATCTGACGTTTTGGGTCCATCAAGCCTGAATTCACATTTACAACTGCATCGGCAGCAATTTTTACTCCAGCATCAGTTGGAGAAGAGATAAATGTTTGACCTATGTTAGAGGCTTTATCATTATAAACATAAAATTCTCTGGCGCCTGTAACAACTTCAATGCCTGTTCTTGGATCTTTCTTTTTGTCTAAGACTCGGATTTTTTTTACTTTTCTAGGATCTAGATAAACTAAATCTCTTATTCCAAGTTTAGGTTGTTTTTCGTCAATTAGAACCTGGTAATATAATCTACCATCAATGTACCATTGACGAAATAAATCACCACCGTTATTAGAGAAATCTAGTAAGCGCAAAACTTCATCAAATTCTGCGCGAATCATATCTTTAATGTTATCAGGTTGATCTAGATCGTCTAGGATAATTGTAACAGACTTACCCTTCTCGTCATGAATTACTGATTCATTTACGATATCGTCAATAGCAGACTCAAGTTCTGGCTGCATTGACATCTCTCGGTATCTTGTAATAAGATCGTTTTCGGTTTTAAAACTAGACTCAAGGTCTAGATAAGTTCCAAAATAACCACCAGATGTGACTGTAACTGCACCGTCATCAGTAGTTGGTGCAGTTACAGCTGGTTGTAATTGTTCTGTGGGTTTTTCACGAACAATTTGAAACCCGAATAGGTTAATCCCTGCCATAAGTTAACTCCATGATAAAATATCGACCGAGGCGATTAAATAACACTTTCGGCAGCTGCTTCCCACCATTGATATGCAAAAGTCACTGAGTATTCTTCGATTGCGTCATTATTGCCCCAATCTAAATCGATTGGCGCGAGGTCATTTGGGAATAAGCCAACAAACTTGTAAGATTTAATAATCTTACCTGTTTTGCCGTAGTGTTTAACGTAAGCGTCAGTTCCATAAGATGTTGGCGTTGCTGCTGCAGCAGAGCGAGTATTGAAGCGATGAGAATTAATCCCATTCATCCATCTTTCGAAGGCATTACGAACAATAAAATCCTCATCATTTAGGATCGTTACTGTCCAATCTGTAAATGTACGATTACCAGCAAATTTTACTTCGCGACCGAAGTATTGTACTGGCACCACACCTACTGTTGATCCTGGGATCTGCGCAGTTTTACAGACAAAACGTAACTTTCTTGCTGCGTTTCCTGGCAGAGCAAAAAACGGAAAGTTCATTTCGACTTCAAAAAGATTGGCGCGAGCACCATCAAACTGCATTTGAGAACGAAATTCAGATACATTAAAAGCCATTGTATTCTCCTGACTTTATCCTATTCTATTTATTAGAAGCGTCCAACGATCTCGTCGAATGCTACGCCACTGCGTACAGCGACAAAGTTCAACTGGATAAAGTTTACGCTTCTTGCTGGTTTGATATAGATATCGCCTATAAATTCGTTGCGATCGACTACCGCAGCTGTATTGTTTGTTTCGTCACAAACAACGCGGTAGTCATAAATGCCACGACGACCTTGAACATCTCTCAAGAATGGTTCAACTAGCGCGACGAATTGTGCTCTTGTAAACTCATCATTAAACTCAAAGAGGCTTGATCTTGCGGCTGCAGAGATTGCTTTTTCAAGAGTAATAAAGAGGCGACGAACGTTGATACGATCAAATGCGCTTGGGCGATTTTGTAGCGTTTTATCTCCAAAGAGAACTGTACCTTCTCCTGGGAATGAAACGACTGGGTTTACACCTGCTTTGTATAGCGTATCGCGCTCTGATTGCGTTGGATTCAATCCTAGTTTGACTAGATTACGAATCTGACCACGATTTAGACCAGCTGGTGAGAACCATGGGTCGCGTTGTAGGTCTGTACGAACACAAAGACCAGCAATATCAGCATTGAGTGGGATCCAACGATATATGTCGTTGTACTTGTCGTACTGATACTTCCAACCAGAGTCCATTACACCATAGGATGTATCCGATAGCGCATTACGGTAGTTGACAACTGCTGTTGCGGAGGCTTGTTCTCCAACTACGTTTGCTTGGGCTGGTGATACGAATGCTACACAGTCTTTACGATCCGCAGCAACTGAGAGATATTTGTTTGCAACAGTTTCAGTATTAATCGCAGAGTTTGAAGATACTCCGCAATCTCCAGCAAACAACAATGATATATCTATTTTTTCTTTATTGGAAAGTAGATCGATAGCATTAACAATATTTGCCTGGGTTACAGAACCATCTGCTCCATTAACGAGCGAATAGTTTGCGACTGGTGGTTGGTGGAACTTATCGCCAGAGGCATTAACAGTTGCAGCTGCTTGACCCCATACATTTGTTGTATTTGAACCAGCGCCATGACCTAACCAATGAATCCATTGCGAATTTCTGTATAGAACTTCTTTATAGTAGATAGAAGAACCATCGTCGCCACGAGCATCGCTGGCTTTAGATAAATTAGCCCAACGCTCTAGAATTGTATTGGCTGTACCGCTAATTGCACCATCTTCATCAACGACTACAAGGTGCAATTCATCCTTAAGATTTGCGTTTCCAGTTGTTGTTGCGGCATAGTTAGATGTGTTTGGTGCGCGATCAAAGTATGAGGCATATGCCCAGCTTGAGAATGACGATCCATTAGCACATACAGAAACTTTAAGGGAATTACCAATAGATCCTGGGAAACGTGCGCTAAATTGGACCAACGTGTTCGCGCCAGTATATTGGTTATTAAAGTAATCTTCGTCATTAGAAATCGTAACGAAGTGGCTGGTATTGGAAACTGCGTTGTTTGAGCAGTTGGCGCCAACTGTTGAATTAACTACACGCACCACACGAAGATCATTTCCATACGCTAAGAAATTTGCTGCGGAAATAAATGTGGTTGCTGTGTTTAAATCTGGCTCAAAAAACTGTTGAACCAAATCTGATTCGCTAGAAACTTGAATTACAGTGTTTGCTGGACCCCAACGAAAAACTCCAACCGTTGCGCCAGTTGATGTTCCAACCTGTGGAACAGCTGTTGTTTGATCAATTTCAGAAGTATTCACTCCTGGGGAAACTAAAAATGCCATGGTTTTACTCCTGTCTGGGAGAAATAGAAATTCTACGGTTTATTTAGTAAATTGGGTTTTTTAACGATCGACAACTTTCCAAACAGACCCACCAGACACAAAATCATAGTCTCGACTATCAACTTCAATATGCCCAGCTAGTGGCATTGGTAATGAATCTTCTTCTATTTGCCTCATTTGATCTTCATATAACCGTTCTTTTAGATTTGTATTGGTTAAATCTGCGAAAAATGATTGGTTGGTGATCCAAGAAAAGAGCACAAGGCACATAACCAAATCGTCATGACTGCCTTCTTCAGCCTCAAAACTTGAACCCCTGGCAATAAACGTCGATAACTCAGCGATTGTGTCAAAATCTTGTATTATAAGTTTTTCTTGCTCAATTAAACTCTTTAAGATTGAACATCCTAATCTCTTAACGGATTTGGTAGTGCGAATTCCGCGATTAGATTTTGTTCCATAACCCCAAGTTAGTGCAATTTTATTCTTTAATTCGACTGTTGACAGTATGTTCTCATACTCATAATCTTCAAACAATGTATCAACCACCTGTTGTCCATTATCATTAATTTCTACAAGCGCATAGGCTTGATTGTAATAGTCCCCAATCTTTTTAATAATTGATGGGTAAATTAATGGGCTTATATTATTATCTTTATAAGTCGCTACAACTTTATATGGAAGAGAGCAATCGATTACCAAACATGCTGAGTAATCTAATCCCTTGCCGCGAGAAGTATCAGCAACTATAACGTAACTGTGTTCTTTTTTAGGCTGCTCATAAATTTTAATTCCATTATCAGATGTATGTAATGGTTTGACGAAGGCTAGAGATTTGAGTGCTGCAGCCGACAAAAGAGTTCCAGCGGAACCCATGAACTCACATTCCATTTCCTGCAAAAACTTTTCTTCACCGAGTATTCTTCTTTGATCGTCAGCCCATGCTTGATCACGACCTGGCACTTGACGCCAATTGGCTTCGATATGCTTAAATCCGTTTTGACCCTCAACAGCCTCCGTCCACATTCTATAATAATGGTTCATACCATTTGGTGTAGAAGAAATTAAAATCTTAGACTGCGTACCAGACGAAATAGTTGGATATACAGAAGTGAAGAACTCATCAGCGATATTGCTAGGGACGAATGCAAACTCATCAAGGTACAACAACGAGATAGAGTAACCGCGAATTGCTGATGAAGCAGTAGAAGACGCTAACACTCGACAGTTGTTTTCTAACTCAATGTCACCTTTGTTCCATACACGAACGCCCTGCTGTAGCCATAAAGGTAAAGACTCATATGCAATCTTAATTCGATTTAAAATTTCGCGAGCTGTTGGAGCCTTGTTTGCTAAAATTGCTACAAACTTATCTTCATTGAAAAGAATGTACCAAAGGATATATCCAACAAACATCGTGGTCTTACCCACCTGACGACCAGCCTTTACAATCACACGACGATTATCATTAATGTCTGTAATCGCTTGTCGCTGAAATGGATATAAAGAAATCTGAACAAAACCTTTGTCAAGAGTAATAATCTTAACATAGTTCTCAATAAAATACAGCGGATCTTGCGCACAGCGAACAAATTCACGAACTTGATCTTCCGTGAGTTGCATTGGCATATTGATACGTTTTAATTTGGGATTGCCCAAATAATTTTTAATTCTATTCTGCAGATTCATTCTTGAGTTTCTTTAATAAATCTGCAGTTGAGCCAACGAACACTGCTTTGTCTACGTTGATATTTGTTGGTGCAACTTCTTTTGGTTTTAAATCTAACTGCTGTTTTTGCAAAATCATAAGTTTCTCTGTGACATCAGAAAGATTCTTAATCATGTTTGCAGCAACTTCGTACGCTCTTGGGTGCTGCGATTCTTTAGCAACTTCTAGAATACCATCGAGTGCTTCATTACCTTTCTCGATTAGATTATAATAGTTTGAACGAGAATAATCCGCGTCTGGATTCTCGTTATCTGATTGATGTATTGTTATTGGGTTTTTATTATCAACCGCAGGAACATAATCAGTATCTAAAATATTTGCTAGGTTTTTATCTACATTACTCATGTTATATTTGGATAATATGTAATACTCTCATCAAACCCAAATGCGTTATTAGGACTAGCGTTGCTAGGATTTGGCGTTACTTGTAAATTCATTATTTTATTATCTGTATCCGCAAAAGAGGATATTGTATATGAGGCATTAGAAACTGCACCAATTATTTTAGTGTTAGTCTTAAGAGCGCCAGCTATATCTGTCACAAATAATTGTTTAGATGTGTTACTCCAATTACCAACAAATCCGCTAGCGTTTGCTGTTGAAAGTTTAGTTCCAACGAAAACAAGTTCACCAATTTTGTATTCACCTGAACCAGAACCTAATGTTAATATCTGCTCTTTTTTTTGTAGCGAAGTACTGTCAAAGGTATTTGCGATTGCCTTACGAATAATCTTAATATCATCATTAATGTAGCCATACAAAAATGCCTGTACTGTAAATGTTAAATTCCAAACAATCACTCTTGTTGATTCTTTATCAGAATCAACTCTATTTTCGTATGATATAGACTCTAAAACAATCGGCACATTAACAATGTCGTTTTGTATACCAGTTAAATTTAATGCTAGTGTATAATCTGGTGTAAAGTATGGTAGAATTTGTTCAATTAATTGTGACCCATCTTCTACATTACGAACATATATGTTTAGATCAAAAGCAAAATTATATGGCGCAGCACGAACTGTTGTAATTTTATTACCATCTTGTCCTGGTGAAAACAGTTCATTATAATTAGATATTTTTCTTAATGGGTCATATGTTATAGAAACCATCTCAAAAGCCATTCTAGGCAAATCGATTAAAGTTTGTTTCGCCAAATTAGGATCTTGAGTTATGCGTGTATAATACTTTTCTTTGTTAGCATAAGTTAATGGAACTGTTACTCGCTCAATCTCAGTATCACCATCTTTTGTATAGCGATATAATTTTAAATTATTGAACATTGTACCAAATGCTACAACTAATTTTCTAGTTGTTCTGTGATAGAAATGTCTAGAGGATAGCATTATGGCTCACCGAACGGATTGTTTTCAGTAAAATCTATGAAATCAGATGCTTCGGTTTGAATTCTAAAATTATCATCATACAAATCATTTGCGTTTTCTTGATCATTTAATGATACGATTGTCCATTGCGCGCTGCTATTTGTACCAACTATTGCCCCAGCAGCAAATTCACCTTTAATATTTCTAACTTTTAAGATTCGAGTAGGCTTATCCCAACCTGCAACGTAACCTTTGGCTGTTGCTGCTGCTAATGAGTTACCCTGATACACCACCTCATCTTCTTTAAATGTACCAGTTCCACCAACTGCCAATGTAAAATCAATTGCAAACGCAACTACGTCGGTGATGTCATCTATTTCTTGTATACCAGTTTGAATCAATTCTCCATTGTACTTGAAGACTTCGAGATTTAATCCATACATGTATGGCGCAAGTTTACCTGCTTGGAAAAAGTTTTTTTCTTCCTCAACAAAACGAATTTCCATCAATTTTTGTTGAACAGGAAGCCAAATTAAATCGCCTTCTTTTGGGAGATTGCGAACAGTTGTTGGAACGTATCTTTCGAAGGTGCGACGAGCAACTGCTACCTTTGCAGCTTTTTGAATTTCTAAACCAAATTTACCGAAAAATTCTTGGTTGCCTTCAAAGTCGTTAGAAGTCTCGAGATACATTTCAATAGAATATGCTCGCGTAAACTTTTTCACAGGATCATCACCAAATAATTCATCAGTACTAGAATGAGAATCTCTAGGAATATAGTATATGTCTATCCCGTGATTTTTGATTGATTCAATAATCAAATCTTCAACTAAATGCTGTTCGCGAGTTGCGTTTTGATTGTTAAAATAAACGCTAGTGCCCATATGTCACCCCACAAGCATTTGTGGTGGTAGTTCGTATTCTTCTCTAAGTTGCGCTTCTAACAAAGCAAGTTCTGCAACTGCGTCATTATAGATTTTTTCGCCATTAACAACTAACCCACCAGGAAGTGTGTAGTTAGTATATTTGTTAATATTATTTCCCCATTGCAATTTGAATAACGCAGTGGTGTATGATTTTATCCATGAGTCATTAAATACTTTCGTATATGTAGTTGGTTCTACAATCCGCGTTGCCTGGAAAACAATATAATCACCAACAGTCAATCGACCAGTCCAATCCATATACAAATTAATTTTATTTGTTTTCTTATTGTACGTGAATGGTATTTCTCCAGTAACAATCATATCAAGCATTGCCAAATGTTCTCTTGCTATAACATAATATGTGTATGAACTTGATAATAGATTGTAGAAATCGTTAAGTCTAATTTGATAATTGATATCAAATATATTAAATCCTTGTGAACTGTCTGAACTGATTGAACCAGAACTAATTGGAAGCAATCTTGTTATTCCTACGATATTATCTGAGACTGTTATATATGTGTTTGATATGTCGCCAGAAGTTACTTGATGGGCAAGGTATATTTCTTCTGTTCCATCATAATGAAAATCTCTAAATTTTTGCAATGCGTCATCAATACGATCATCTAATTGATCGTCATCAACGTTAATATCAATTACAGGAAACCCTAATTTTCTTAGAGCATAATCCTTTAATTGTTCTCGAGAAGCTGGTGATGCCATTAATATTACCTTTTAGTGTACCATATATTTATTATGGCGCACTGTCAACTTCGAATGTAATTACTGCAGTATCAACCACAGTTAGTGTTGGAATGTATCTTATTTGAAGAGTGAGCGTTCTTATTAAATTATTATTTTCAACAGTAAAAGTAAATTCTCTAGTAGTCCCTAATCCTAACCAAGTATCTGGAGTGGCGCCACCAATAGACCCACCAGGGTCAGTTCCCCAAGTCCCAAATACTTCAAAATCAGAAACAGGTCCTGCGCCAACTAACCATTCCCCAGAAATATTAACATAAGTACCAGACACATTCGTTTTTTGCGCTTGACCTGAGTTTTGCAATCTATATTTTGCTGTTGCCGTTCCGCCTACACCAGACAATGAACCATTAACTGCGGTTTGATTACTAATCATACCCAATCTCATACCAGCACCCAAAAAATTTAACATGTTCATAGTTCCACTGGTAGGAACTGATGGAGCAGCATCATCGCTGTCTACTATGCCAGCATTTTTTAAATATGCTCGAAAACTGGTTGATGTGCCTTGATAAGAAAATTCTGTTCTAATTTCGCTAAATGTTAATGGATCTGCGCCACTTGCGCTACTTTGCAAAGTCATTCTTATTTTCCTTGAATACTGTCAATTTTATCGCTAAGTTCTTTGATAGATTCAATTAAAATTGGAATTAATTTGTCATAGTTTACTCTCATATATCCATCTTCATGAGTATAAACCATAGACGGATATAATTGTTTTATTTGATGCGCTAGAAGACCTATCTGCACTTCTTCACTATCGCTTACACCAATATTTTTTGCTACATTATTCCAAGTAAATTCAACACCACTAATGCTCTTTATTTTATCAGTAGCATTTTGAATATTGCGTATAACATTCTTTAAATTTGCGTCAGAAGTTGCAGCAAAATCTGTAGCAGTTACAGTTCCAGTTGAAGGCACAAATGATAGTTTAGTTGAACTTACAGTAACTCCAGAAAGAGCACCGCTAGTCGCTGTTGTTAACAATGGATAGTGTGTAGTGCCAGAAGTTGTATCATTTGTAATTGACCCAGCCGATCCTGTTGCACCTGTTGCTCCTTGAATGCCATTGGTTCCATTGGTTCCATTGGTTCCAGCGGTTCCTTGAGATCCTGTTCTTCCTTGAGTTCCTAATGTTCCTTGAACACTAGCACCTGCTGATCCTTGAGATCCTGTTGATCCTTGAACGCTGGCGCCTGTTGATCCTTGAACACTAGCACCTGCTGATCCTTGAGATCCTGTTGATCCTTGAACGCT